TTATTATTTTTTTTTTTTTTTTTCCATTTATTTTTTTTTTTTTTATTTTTTTTATTCCACTCATTTGTTTTATCACTATAATATTTTTTATTTTTCAAACGATATTTTCTATCATATTCTTGTCTATTAAAAATAGGATTAATAATATTAACACAATCTATTTTATCAATCCAATATTGTTCCCTTACTTTTCTATCACATTCTTCACATTCTTCTAATACTTTAATATTGCATTTTTTTAAATCTAATAATTTTGAAGAGCAAGAATTTGTTTGTTCTCTGTGTTGAGATAATCTTTTAGATAAATATTTTTGTTTTGTAGAACCAACATATTTTAAATCATTAATATCTTTTATACAATATATTTTTATCATAATTATGATATAATTATATTTTAAATTTTTCAAATTATTTTCTACGAGGTCTAATGTGAAGTGCAACTATTGTAGAACCCTGGAGGTCTTCTACGATTCGTTCGTTTCGACCAACTATATCGATTGATAATTGTGATAACATTATTCTATCTGTATTATTTAATGCCAGATATGTTTTTTCGTGACTTTGGAAAAATAGTTCGCCAAATGACCTACCATCTTGACTAAATCTTGGTATATGATAAACAATATTACTTCGTGATGAAGTTGCTCCGTTGAATGTTTGGACTGGTAAATCATTTATTCGAATAAAAGCAGAATGGACTGTAAATTCACCAGCTTCTATACTATTTAATGTTGTTAGATTTTCTAAATCATCTGTTCCTCCAAATTGAGAATGTAATACAACAGGAAATGTTCCAAATCCTAAATTTTTACCCATATTTGGTAAAGCACGTTGAGGGTCTGGTATAATGTATAATACTTGGCTGAAATCATCAACACCAGCAACTCTATCTTCCTCTCCAACAATCATTACTGGAACATAATCAGGTATGTATGTATTACCACCAGTTTCACTATAATAATAAACTTCACCAGTAGGTCCGCTTCCATCAAGGTTTCTCCATACAACACTTGGTCTTAATTGATTATATCTTAATTCACCACCAGCATTATTTCTCACCTCCGCATTACTATACCAATCACTTCCAGGAACTATTGTTCCACCCATAATTGGAAGATAATTAGCATCTAAATCAAAATTAGTAGCACTTGGATATTTCCATTTTGTCATTTGACTATCACTATATATGGTTAAATGTTCTAATGTTAAAAAATCATCTTCTTGATTCATTTGGAAGATTGGAACTAATGCTTCTGTAGAATTTTGTAAAGGAGCATAATTATATAGTTTTTTACTGTTTGTTCCTATTAAATCTGTTTCAACCGCACCATTATCGATTAGTTTTACTTTGATTTTATTTCCATCAAATAAAAATTTAACGGCGACTAAATTATCTGCTGCTATTTTAGCAGTATCTATTTCAGCATCATAATCACCCCCAGTATTATTTGCGTCTTGATAATTTAATTTTTTAACTTGCCAGTTATTTGCTCCAGGAGTAAATCCCCACGTATATACCCTTAAACTACCACCATTAGCACGTCTGTATTGAACCCAAAAATCATACATACACATTCTTGGTCTATCTGCTGCATTAGAATTTCCATAAGTAGCATTAGGAGGAGCATTAAAAATAGAAGGAAACCCACTTCTCCAATAAGGACTATTGGGTCTTGATAATCCTACACACCAATCACCATTAGTTACACCAGCAAAATTTACAATTAATTCACCATTAATAGGAACTATTGGACCTTTGGGGTGGTGGATTTTCGTAGCAGGTGCTAACATTCTGGCAACACTATCGCCTCCATAATAAAGAGGTGCTGCTTGAGACACATTACAAGTTATTCGTTGATTACCATCTGTATAAGTATAAGCACCAGTTCCAGCACCTAAACCAGGGTCACTACGATAACGAATTGCTTCTCCATTAGCATCAACAAACATATCAGCGGTTAATACATCATCTCCAGCACCTTCACCAACCATATTGACACCATTACCTCGTGAGGTAAATGAAAATGTAAATCCTTTAAATTTACCAGTAGTTTCATCAACAACATCTACTACATTACAATTGTTGAATAATAGTGGTCCTAAGGGTGCTCGATTGACTGCTCGTTTCAAAGCATTTACAAATTGGTCTTTGTTATATGACCCAGGTGCTACATCTATTCTTACACCATTTTTAGTCGTTCTACCACTATTGATGAATGGGTCATTTCCATCACTTTGTTCTGGTCCATAATAAATGAAAAAATTGTCTGTTTCTTTTATAGACCATTCATCAGCTCGGTCAATTTTAACTGACTCAACTGCTACTTCACTATCAGGTTGTATGATTAAAGGTGATTTAAAATGATTTGTAAAGGTTGCTGGATTACTAAAACCCCCAACGTTGATATTATCTTCACTTTCGGCGTTGGAACACACAATATATGACATCTTGTATATATATATTGATATATTTTAAAATTTTATCGAAAAAAATAAAAAAAATTTATAACATATATAGATGCCTAAAAAGAAAAAGACCACGAAAGCACCCTTAGATTACTTTGATATGCGAGAAAAAGTTGAAAAGGATAAAAAGGTCAAACAGAGTGATGTATTTGGTAAAGGTAAAAAACGAGACCAAAAGAAATCGAAACCGAAACCAAAATCAAAAAAGAAACCTACGAAAAAAAAATCAAGCTATTAAATATAGATGGATATTGATTTAACGACTCCCCGAACAATTGATGATACTAAAATTGAAAAATGGAGTGATGAAATAGAGGAATTATTAGCAGAATGGGCGGAGATTGGTTTATGTTACAATTGGTTACATTCATATAGTGAAAGGAAATACAAAAAAAAATATCATAAATTTAGTATTCCTATTATTATATTTTCTACATTAACTGGAACGGCTAATTTTGCTGGAAGTTATGTTCCAGAAGGTTTTGAGAGTAGTTTTAGTGCTATTGTTGGAGGATTTAATATATTTACTGGTATATTAGGAACTTTGATGAGTTTTCTGGGATATGCTGAGATATACAAGTCGCATCAAATCTCTTGTGTTAGTTGGAGTAAATTTGCTCGTAATTTACAAATTGAACTTGCTTTAAAAGATAGTAAAAGAAAAAATTGTAGGGACTTTTTAAAAGTTAGTCGAGCAGAATATGATAGGTTATTAGAAAGTAGTCCAAATATAGACCAAGATATCATCAATATATTTAATAGAAAATTTAATCATAAATATCCCAAAGTTCGGAAGCCTATCATATGTAACGGTCTCAAAGAAGTTGTTGTCTATCGAAGTGATGATGAAAAAGAACCAGTTGTCAAACCAGTTGATGAACCTATCAAAAAAAATGTCAGTTTTGAAAATTTAGAAGAAACATTAAATGAATAATATATTTGTCATAATAATGGAGATTGATAAAATAGACGTTTTAATGTGGAGTATTTGTTTTTTATATATAGTTGGATATTTTAAATGGATAAGTTTATTTTATTGATTTTAAAATTTTTTGTTTCAAACAATTATCTACATATTGTATATATCGAAAATGGAAGAACAGATTCCTACAGAAACTCAAGTAGAGCCAGAGCCAGAGACTAAACCAGTAAAACCTAAACGTGTCGGAAAACGAATGACCGACAAACAAAAAGCCGATTTAACCAAACATATGGAAAAAATGAAAAAGGGTGGAATGACAACCAGCGAAATGAGGTCGCACAGAATGAAATTAATGGCGAAACTACGTGCTGACCCTAAAATGACTTCTACCAAGGCACATAAAATGATTATGGCGAAATAACGATTAATCACACTTTATCATCTTTTCCCTTAAATAACAAACAAAACTGATGCGAGTAAAATCATAATTGATTCCAGCAGTTCCTACTCGTTTGTTTTCTTTGATTGTTTTTCCTTTGTATTTATTACAAAGGTCTTGTTCTGGAGTTGTATAAAACTCTGTATTGGCGTGGTATTGATGAACATTTGCAACTAATATATCTCCCATTCTTAAATCGACACCGATTCCGTATTTGGGAATTGTAAATAACCCTCCACTATATTCCCCTTCTTCTAATACTGATAAACAAGCAATCCCACCAAAATCACCTTTATCTTTATGTAATGCTGTTCTAAAATTACGATTACAAGTAAAAGTAGAGAATGGAGTATCACCTATTTGAAAATCAGGTTTCAACTGTGCTCTTTGTAATTGATTGTTGTATGCTACAGGATGTAATCTTCGATACCAATCCGATATTTCTTCGATATAAGGTAATCCTTTTTGATATTGTTTCAAATGTTGTTTTGTAAAACTTGTTAATCGACAAGGTAAGTTTCCATTTAATCCCCTTGAGGCATCAAAATATCCAATCGGATTACTAAACACTTGATTATTAACTCGCATTTTACTCGGTTTCATTTCGCCATCTTTACCTTTGACTAAATATCCAGTTCTCCAATTTTTTGTATCGGTTAATTGTCTCTTTTTCCAATAATCATTTGTAGGGTCTATTGGTCCAGCAGAAGCACCACGACCTCTGGATGGTCGAGCAAATGTTTTATAATTATCTAATGCTAATTTGCTGTGTTGTAATCGGTTTTTTCTAAATGATAAAATGAAGTTGTCATTCGAATCATATATATCACAATCATAATCTATTTTATGTTTTACATATTTATCATCTACGAATGTTCCATTTAATTGGTCTAAAGTTTCGTCATCAACGGATTCTGGAAGTCTCAACACTTTCGGTGTTTCGTCCATATATTATGAGAAAGATATTATTTAGCAATTTTCAAATCAAAAAATAAATGTTTGTCCTATTATATGACATTAGATGAATTATTAATCGATAATCCACAACTAAAAAAATGGTTAGAAGAATTAGCCTTACAGCCAATAAAAAAAAAATACAAGACTACCAAAACCAGCCATTAGAAATGTCTTGTTTGATAGGCTCAGTCTTTTCTTGTTGTTGTTCGGAGCGAATAACATTCATATAATCAGATAAAACTTTCATTTCACTTTTCAGTAATGAAATATCCCTTTTGATATGTTTTAAATCAAGGGATAGTTCAATTAACAAATCACGGTTTTTATATTTTAAAGAATCTGGCATCAGAACGCTATTAATATATCGAATATAATTAATCACGTCGGTAAATTTTAAATTTCGAATTGTGGATTCGGTGCTTTGATATACACGTCATTTTCTACACTTATTGAATGACCACGTTCCTTGGCTGTTTGTTCTTGTTGTAATTTGTTTGCTAAATATTTATGGGACATCATAATCTTTGCCATAATCGTTGTTGATATATTCAAACCTACGTGTGTTTTAGACAAATGATTCATATAATTGCTTAATTGTTGTCGTTTATCTGTTTTAGATTGAATTGGAAAAGGGAACATTTCAGTTGTCTTTAACGTAGCCACATAATCCTTTATTTCCTTTTTTAACAGTTTATCAGTTACTTCGAATACGATTTCTCCATATTTATGTTCTGTTTTATAACCGTTTCTTGCGATAAAGATTTTTCGACTTCCCATTACTAAATAGTTTTTACCAACTCTATTTTTGTCATTTTTTCGGTCTTCTTCTGTTTTGTAATCATATTTATGTTCTGGTTTTAATCGTCTAAATGCTTTTAATGAAATGACTTGTAAGGTTGCTATTTCATTTCTAATATGATGATGATATAATATTCTATAGAGGATATAACCCATTTTGTTGTCTTGTTGTTTTAACTTGTCGATTAACTCATCCACTTTTTCTATTCCTCCATTAAAATTAATGGCTTGTTTATCGCTGATAATACCAGTTTCGTTTTGTTGTTTATAATTTGTATTTTGTTGTTTAACAATACCTTTGTAATATTTTAAAATGGGTTTATCGAGTTGTTCTTCACTTTCTAATATGGCTACAATCGCATTACAATAATTTCTTTGTGTGGTCGGACTATATTTTGATAAAAAGTTTTCTACCTTTTCTTTGTCTTTTAGAAAACTATAATCTTCAGTTGGTTCGAAACCAACTAAACTTTTATGTAAAAGTTTTAAACATCTGGCATATTGATTGAGACTTTTTTCAGTTAATCTGTCTTTTTCTTGTTTGATTGTTGTTTTGTATTGTTGTTCCATTTGGTTTAACCATTCGATTTGTTCTGGGGTCGGTTTATCAGACATATTGTTATAATACATTACTTATATTTAATTTTTTAAATAAAAATTTTAATTTATATTTTCAAATTAATTTGAAATATAAAATATATGACAAAGAGTATAATATGAAAATGTATAAAAGAGTAGGAAGTCAAGGTTCAATATCATTACACTATCGAGGTATAATGTGTAGTATATTCCCTTTAACAAATCGACGAAATGAAAACTATTACATTAAAATGGGTAATGATGGTATTATAAGACATTTAAAAGATGGATATAGTATAGAAAAACAAATCAAAATATTAACCAGTTATTGTGAATTATTTGCCAGTAGAAGATATCATAAACAAAAAGTTTCTAAAATAGACCATATTATATTTTGTGAAGCATTAATGGGACTCATTAAACTAAAACAAATACGAAATGATGACCAGAATGGTTGGTTGTGTTTAAAACGTCGTAAAAAAGGTCGAAAATGATAACATATATGTTATATCTACATATTTATATTTTCAAGTTTATATTTTGATATCATATATATTATTTTATAAAAACTTTTTTTATTTTACCTATTTTTTTTTGATTTTTTATCATAACATAAATGAAACTATAATAACATAAATGAAACTATAATAAC